TTCTTAGACGAAACTTATTACCATACATTAATTGATTATGACTGCGACGGATACGATAATTATGGGAATCTACTGTTTAGGTTTAGAAAGAATAAGTTTCCAAAAGATAAATTGAAACTGGGGTACGAAAGTTTTAAAAAGTCTATACAATTAACAGAGGGGCGTGGAATTACAAGCGGAAGTTCTCATAAAAGAATAAGAAAAGACGGTTCGGTTTCTAACATAACAGTCGGCGACAAAGTACTGAGCGGAAATGTGGGCTTTATGGATAGCGGTGCGATGGTAAAATATTGTAGAATGACCGCCTTTGCAAGAGACCATTTTGAACAGTTTAAAGAGGGAATCCCATTTGTAGAAGAGGTAGATAAATTTTATAAAGAACTTTGTCCAGAGCATTACAAACTTCAAAAGGCTTTGGCAGATAGCACGAATAGAAATTATGTAATAGGCGGCACCAGTTTCACCACCATAACAGTAAACGAAACTTTCAGAACGGCTTGTCATACAGATAGCGGAGATTTCAGAGACGGCTTTGGAAACTTAATTATCTACAATGATGGCAGCTATGACGGTGGATATTTTGTTATGCCTCAATATGGTATTGCAATAGATGTTCAGAGTTCAGATGTATTATTTGCCGACGTACACCAATGGCACGGGAACACCGAAATGAAAGTTCGTGAAGGTTTTGAAAAGCCGTTTAGAATTAGTTTCGTTTTATATTATAGAGAAAAGATGTTTAAGTGTAAGCAACCCTCAGAACAATTAAAAGAAATAAAGCAGAACAAATTAGGTTATTTAAGTTTATAATTGTATGGAAGTTTTAAAAAGATATTGCGAAATAAATAACATACCAGAGCAAACAGAATTAGAGGCTGGTTTAGATTTTAGGAAGCCAGAATATAGAAGAAAAGTTTTCCTAGACTTCTTTAAGTTCCACACAAAATATAGAGGCCACGCTGGAGCGGTTTACTATGCAATTCCACATCTGATTTCTGTAATGAAATTAACAAAAGAGGAATCGCTTTGGTTATGTTTTATAAATGGGTGCAGCCAAAACATCATCACCAGTTATTTAATCTTTAAAAAGTTTAGGGATATTAAAAAAGTAGACACCAAAAAAATGAGGGAGTGGTTCTATAAAGATTATAAGAAATTTGGATGGGATACGGATAGGCGTTACTTTAAAAACTCGTTCATAGAATGTGTAGAGCATTACATTAATTTACTAGACGGAAAATCGCAAGAGGATTACTTTGGTTTATTATGTAACACCAGCGATCCACACAAGAATTTTGATAATGTATGGGAAGCAGTTAACGAAGATTTTTTGTACTTTGGTAGATTGAGTTCGTTTAGTTACATAGAATATCTTAGTATCGCTGGTCTAAATTTGGATTGTAGCCGCTTATTTTTAGAGGAAATTAAAGGAAGTAAATCTCATAGGAATGGGCTTTGTAAAGTTTTAGGCCGTGACGATTTAGAATGGACAAAAACAAATGATGTAATTTATTCTAAAGAAATGATTAGCTGGTTAACAGACGAGGCCGAACAGTTATTAAAAGAAGCGCGAGAATATATTGGAACCAAATATGTAAATTATTTCACACTAGAAACGACGCTTTGTTGTTACAAGGGATGGCACAGAGTAAACAGGAGGTATCCAAATGTCTACAATGATATGATGTATGACAGAATAAAATATGCCGAATCACATTGGGGCGAAGTGTTTTCTATATTTTGGGGTGCAAGGAAGAAATTCTTACCAGAGTTTTTAAGGTGCGAGGATAACCCCAGTAAATTAAAAATTTGCAAACAGAAACAAAACCATTACAGACTTACTGGAGAAGTAATAATGATGGAAAATGATTACGAATATTATACTAACAATTTTAACAAAAACACATTATGGGATTAAACATTTTAATAATTGGAAATTGTGGCGTTGGAAAAACCCACATAATTAAAAAAATAATAGAACATCTAAACCTGACCAAATCAAACCGAGTTGGCCTTTTAAACTACCACGAGAATGAGAACTACATTGTTACGGGCAAATATGACGGGGGGATATTTGAAGGAAGCGACCGCCTTTCTATGAGCGTGATGACTAGCTTAGACGAATTTATGGAAGTAAATAAAGATAAGATTATTTTTTACGAGGGAGATCGTTTTATGAATAGCAACTTTATTAAAAAGGCACAACCGTTCATCGTAAAAGTTCTTGGAAATGGGGCAGAGGGTAGAGAAAAAAGAGGTAGTAATCAAACCAAAAGGCATTTGAGCAGCATAGCAACCAGAGTTAATAATATAGAATCTAATTTAGATTTAAAAGATAGCCAACTTTGTATAGAAGTGTTGACAGATTGTTTATGGACTTCAAATAATGCGACAGAATTAAAAGGCGCTTTAGATTACAAAGCAACTAAATATGAAAAGGATCAAAAATCTTTATTTTAAATAAATAAAAACGGGGGAGGCAATTAAGCCAACATCAAGAATGTTTCTACTAAGGGAGCCCCCTTTTTTTAAAAGATAATAAATATGAATATACTAAGAACAGTTACCCTTGATAGGGCAAATAGAAAAAAGGATGGCTCAGTTAGTTTGACATTCATTACCCAGCTAGAACAATCAAGCGACGAATTTATGGAAATAGATAAGTTGTTAAATGATGGGGGGGTGATACACTTTAAAACCAGCGGAGCACTAACCAGCCAAGAAATTAAAGCCCTTCAAAATACAAATATAGAAACAGAAGGTAAAACTCAGTCGCAAAAAATAAGAAATAAAATATGGGTTTTAGGTAACAAACAAGGGTTTGACGCTGATGCTTTTTATAAATTAAAAACTGAAAAGATATTAGATTACTTACAAAAAGAACTAGATAAATTAGATTAAGATATGGAAAATGTATTTAATTCACTTTGCTGCAATATTTGTCAAGAGGTTATTTGTGATGATGGTTGCGAAAATATGTATAAAAGAGCAAACAATATAGGCCAATTAAAAGAAGAGATTAATAGGCTTAAACAACAGAATTTAGATGTAAGTATTGAAAGGGATAACAACGCTTTAAAATGGTGGGATGAAAAGAAATTAAACATCAAGTTAAAAGAAAAGTATAACGATTTAGATTTACCATTTTCACATAGAGTTTACATACCTAAACTAGAAAAGGAAAGGGGAGAGTTAAAAGAAAGGCTAAATAAATATGAAATTGAAATTGAAAAAATAATGGGTTTAATTTCTGAACAGGATAAAATTTCTTTTATTTCTAAAATGATAATGATTAAAAACAACTAAGTAAAACAATTAAATAATAATTATGGAAAAAATATTAAAAAAGTTAGAAGGTTGTTATCTTTTATGTAGTAGTAGGGTTCAAAGAAATTTAATAATTGAATTGAAGCAAGATTTTAAAGCCCTACAAAAGGAGAACGAAGAACTTAAAGAGTTGAGTAAATGTCAGTGCGGTAATGATTCAACTATAAATATATGTGACTCTTGCTTAACTATAATGGTGGCAGAAGGTAATTAAACAACTAAGTAAAACAATTAAATAGATATGGAAAGAGATTTAATAAGTATGACGGCTTTTAATAATCAGCAAAGGGTTAGAACAATTGAGAACCATGAATTGCTAAATAATATATTGAATTATAACAATTTTATTATAAGGAATTTAGAATTAGGGTTATTCATCCCAACAGATAAAGAGGGTAATGTATTGGAGAAGCCTACCCATTACGATGAATGGTTATCAACGCTTAAAGGTGGGTTTGTACATGATTATGATATTTCATTTTACTCACAATACCAAGAGGCATTAGATAGAGTAGTGTTTGAGGGGGTAAAAGTTTCTGATGGTTTTGGTACTTGGTGGATTGTTATTAATGGACAAGCAAAAATTGATATTAAAGGAAAAACAATAGAAGACCTAACAGATTTAGGCTTAAAAATAAAAGAGAATCATTATAAACGATTAATAGGATAGATGTATGAGAATAAACGGAAAACAAATTAAGGCATTTAAACCAATTGACTGGAACAAGAAAGTCAAGCCGCTAGAAAACTATGAGGCCGCCATCATTGGAATTATTGGGATGGCAATTCCTTCAGTAATTATTCAATTATTAATTAATTTTTATTAACTTTACATCTATGAATTATATTATAACCGCTTTAATTTTAATAGGTTGCGAATTAAATTTCTTTTTTAATCTAAAACCTTTATTCGGTATTAAAAAACACGTTTACAAAAAGCCGTTCGATTGTTTCTTTTGCCTTTCTATATGGGGGAACACTATTGGGACGCTTTCAATAGTTATAATACACTCAATAAAACTAAAATCATTATCGCTTGACCTTAACCTTTTTATCGGCTGGGCGTTTTGTATATTATTATCTAAAATTATAGACTTATTATGGAACAAGAATTAGTAGAAATCATTATAGAACTTTTACCAAAAATTAAAGACAGAAACGCCAAATTCTCAGAAGAGGAGTTAGTGCCTATCAAAACATTTTGGGAAGAAATTACTAAAGTTAGTATCGGGAACCTTTTAAACTGTGGCGGCCACCTTTGTGAAGATGTACGTAGGTCAATAACAAACTATATGCGATCGTATAAACACGTTTCAGCAGTTAAGCCAGAAAAAGTAATTGTATCCCCTAAGAAAACAAAAAAGATTGATCCTAAAAAAGTTACTTTAACAAGGGATGAATTGATGGCACAATGTATAGAAATAGCTGAGGCAAAAACTATAAAGAAGCCACACTATAAAGCTGGGATTCCAAAATTAGTTGCTTTTATAAAAGAGCATAAATAAAAAACCGTTGCCGATGTGCCTGAGTGGTCAAAAGGGACGGATTGCAACCCCGTACAATCGTAGGTTCGAATCCTACTGTCGGCTCTAAAAACTAAGAGATGAATTTAAAAGAAAAAAAGGAAGCGATTATAGATATTATAAACAGAACGAGCGGTGAATATTGGGAGGCGTGTCCAGATGAAAATGTTAAATCTGTAGAGGAAACGGGCAACGAAAAACAATTAAGAAAGTTTAACGAAAAAGCCGCAAAAGAAATCATACTACTATTTAAGTAATGGAAGAGGAAATAAACAAAGGCGGTCAACCCAGAAACGTAGCGGATTCAAATGCTATGTCAGAACTATGGAAACAGTATAAAGAAAAGCTAGAAGAAAAGGCGGCTAAGTGGGAAAAGATTCAGTACGTAGGTAAAGACGGCGATAGAGTTATAGACAATCCAAAAATACCTCTTACATTAGAAGGCTTCAAGGTGTTTTGCTGGGATACTGGAACGGGAACTGTGGAACAATATTTTACGAATCAGGATAAATTATACGGCGAGTACATTGGTATCTGTTCGCGTATAAAGAACGAAATCAGAGCAGACCAAATAGAGGGAGGGATGATGGGCTTTTATAATCCTAGCATTACCCAGCGTCTAAACAACTTAAAGGAGCAGACTGAAAGCATTACATCGGCCAATATAAAACTATTAAATATTGACCCGTTAGGTTCACACGACGAATAGTTGTGTTCTACCCGTGTAACTTTGTAACTGAACTCCTATAAACATTAGATTTTTAATTATGATAAAATACTTAATAAACTACATTCCTTTTTTAATTTGGAAACGTAAAGAAAAAAAGAGAAAGAAAACACGGAGACCGAATAATAAATTAGGGGGTTCTATTTGTTTAATAACAATTCCGACACAACCTTTTATCTGCGACCTACCTACAAGAGGACATTTACCAAAAATAAATCTAAAATAAATTATGCCAAAAAAGAGAGATAATGTACGGATGGGTAGATACCAAACCCCAAAAGAAAAAGCCGCTTTAAAAATAGGTAACAACGAGGATTGCCCTTGTGGTAAAAAAAGGCCGCGTGAAGTATTTGTTAAGGGTGTTATAAAACCAAAGATAGTTTCTATCCCCATTAAATACAAAAAATGTTGCAAGGGTAAGTTCCAATTCTTTTCAGATGCAGATGCTAAAAGATTAGGGTTACAATCAAAAGACGAATTTTTAAAAGCTAAAGAATTAAAGGATGGAGAAGAACAGTGAAATAATAGAGGATAAAATAGATATCAGGATGAAAAGCAATGATGTATTCTATATCGCTGCAGACATTAAAGAATTAAAAGAATGCATCAAAGCAGCAATAGAAAACAATAATAAATTCTTTTGGTTTTATAGCAATAACGGGGAACATAAAAAAGGTTTAATGCTTAGAATTTCAAGAATAGAAAGTATGACAATATCAACCCCAAATGTAGAACAACAAAACGATGGAAAAAAATAGTAAAGTTTTAAGGTTAAACAGTAGGAACAAAATGTGGGCTTTATACTGCAAAGATAATAAAGGATTTGCCACGTTTGAAAAGTACTGCGAACCAGTTGCAAACATAATGAAGCACGTAACAAAAAAGGCGTATGAAAAAACTGATTAGAAAGATACCCTTTTGCTTTAAGCACTTTGAATTTAAAAGAAATAAAATTCATAATAAGGATAGATATTGTTCGGGTTGCTGGAATGACTTTGTTGAATTTTTAAAAGTAAATAACTAATGATTGAACAGACCACATCATTAAGAAAAATAGCTGCATTAACAAAGCGGATCAAGATGATAGCTGGTGGTCAAGGGGCTGGGAAAACTATTGCGATATTAATTCTGCTAGTAAACCACGCCTCAAGTAATGCCGATAAGGAAATACTAATTATTTCAGAGGAGTTAACCAAAATGAGGCTAACTGTAATTAAGGATTTTGTCAAGGTGATGAAAGGCTTTGGCATATTTGAATCCCGTAGATTTATAGCCTCTACATTGTACCGTTTCCCAAATGGAAGTTTCATTAAGTTTATAGGCTTAGACAAATCTGATGTTGGAAAAGGTTTACGATCTGATGTGGCCTACTTTAATGAAATAAACAAAATAGACATAGAATCTTATCGCCAAGTGGCAACCCGTTCAAAATTAATTTATGGGGATTACAACCCTGATGCAGAGTTTTTCGTTGATGAAGATATTAAAACACGGGATGACTGTGATTTTCTTACATTAACATTTCAGGACAATGAATTTTTAGACAAAGCAGAACGGGAGGAAATACTTAGATACAAAGAGCTCGGCTACAATGCAGCTGGAGAAATCATAAATAAATATTGGGCGAATAAGTGGCGAGTTTATGGGCTGGGAATGATAGGTTCTATTGACGGGGTTGTGTTTGAAAACTGGGATACGATAGAGGAATTACCTAAAGAGGCGAGGCTATTGTTTTACGGTTGTGACTTTGGTTATTCAGTTTCTAAATTTGCGGTGGTGGGTGTTTACCAGTATAACGGTCAATATATTTTTAAACAACTGGTCTATAAAACTAAGCTAACAAACCCACAAGCGGCAGAGGAATTAATTAACAACGGATACGAGGAAGGAGTTCTAGTGTACTGCGATTCGGCCGAACCTAAATCCATACAAGAGTTAATAGATAATGGAATTAACGCAGTCCCTTGTGAGGCTAAGAAAGATATTAAAACCTTTGCCATCCAGAAATTAAACACGGTTGAGTTCAGCGTATTAAAAGATTCAACTGATTTTATTAACGAGCTCAGATATTATGTATGGGATGAAAAAACTTTAAAGCCAAAGAAATCAGATAGAGACCACCTTATGGACGCGCTATTATATTCAGTTGGAAGTGAGGGTTTATATTCAGGAACTTATTTGTAAATTTGTAATATGAAAAGTAAGAAATTCAAACACTACATAATGACCCGATATAATTTGGGTCTGTATCAAGCGAATCCGTATAAGGTAAAATACAAAGTGGAATGGATGGCGAGTAGAATCCCATTATTTAAAGCATATTTAAAAAGCCTAGAGGAACAAACCTATAAACATTTCACGGTCATTTTGTCGGTGGATGGTTTCACACCAGTTGAAAACCTAAAGGAGATACAAGATTTAATTGATGCAACTAATTTAGATGTGGTAATCCATTTAGACGAGCAGCCCGACACGTATGTACGTAGGTTCGGCCACGTTGAAAAATGGTTAATTACTTCAAGGCTAGATAGCGATGATACATACGAGCCAGAATTTGTTGAAACAATACAAAGGTCGTTTCAATTTGTAGAGGAATGTTTAGATGTAGAGGGCTATAAATTTGACGGCAAAGATTATTTTAAATATAAGGGAACCAGAGTTGGAAGCCCTTTTGTATCTGTAATTGAACGGTCTAAAGGCCAAATTAAAACGGCTAACTTTAAGCAGCATTCACAAATGAGTAGACATTTCTTTAGTAGATTTGTCGGTAAGAAACCACTATTCACTCAAGTGATACACGGTGCGAACATAATTAATTCAATAAGAGGAGAGGAAAAAACTACAAGACAATGAATATAAAACTACCAACAAAATTGAAGGCTTTAAGGTTGTACCATTTAGAAGCCGTTGCAATACTAGAAAAAGATCACCTAGACATCTACGACAAATTAAAACTTTGTGTGGAGTTAACTGGGTTAGAAATGGAACTATTAAAAAGAGTACCACTTGAAAAGATTAATATTAT